GCTATGGGTTCCGGCTGCAAGCCGAACGTCTCGGCCGGCGAGATCGAATCGCCAGTCTCGAAACCAGGCGCCCATGGATACGGTGTCCGCGGGCCGGCGACGAAGCACGGGTAGGCGACCACCTGAGAAATATCCTCTTGGCTCTGGCCGGCGAGATTCACCGAGCAGAACTTGAAGTATAGGGTCTGCCCGACAGCGGACGCCGGGTAGTCATACTGGAACAGCCCGCCGACCAAGCAGAAAGGCGCACCAGCCGCATGAGCGGCGGTAACCGTGCCGTATACGCCGCGGCGGAGATAGGTGAGGCTGTATTGGTACGTTCCGGTGCTGTTGGCTGTCGCGTAGGAGAGCAACTCCGAGTCCACTGCGATCAGGGAAACGTCGGCATCCGCCTGGGCCTGAGTGAACGAGTCCAACTCGCCATAGCTCTCTGTAAGGTTCACCTGCAGAGCATTCGCCGTAGTGTCTGGATCTGCGCTCGCCGCCAGCGCCGCTGTGAGCGTTCCCATTATGGCAGCGCCTGTGCACATGCCGACGAGATCGTATGAGTTGCCGCCGTCAGTCGAGACGTAGACTGCCGCGCCACCCCAACTCTCGCCACCGCTCAAAGCGATGCCGACCGCATAGGGATTACCGTTGGCCACCTCCTCCGGTAGCGCAACGAACATTGGCGTGTTGACATGCCCGGCGGCCGCGTAGTATCCGGCCTGCGTCGGGCTGTGCCCCTGCGATGGATAGATCGTCGGGGCTGAGCAGCTCCACGGGAACACTTCCAGCGTGAGTTTCAAGCAGAGCCGGTCATCCTCCTCAATCCGCGTGATGCGCAACGGGTTCTTACTGAAGCCCATGTAGGCGTCTGTGACGGTGATGAGGTCCATCGGATCGATCCGCGCAAAGTGCGGCGGTAGCGTGAGTTCATACGTGCCGGCACCGTCGATATAGACCGAGCGCTTCAGCCGTGTGGTCTGTACCATCACAGCCACCGGCTGGGTGGTGATCTCCGGGTATGACTTACTGCTCGCCGGGTGGCGTCCGTACTTCGCTACCATAGATGCGTCCTGAGCGGGCGGCAGCGTGTTGGTGGCGTAGTTCGCTGAACGATTCGTCCACGAGAAGGTCACCTCGTTCGCCACGTCGCGCACGTCAGGCACCTTGCCGTCTACCGGCTCCGATCCCGGTGCAGCTACGAAGTGTGCATCGTTTACGTCATAGATCGGTGCGGTCGCCGGGCTGTAAACGAAATTGTTGCCGGCGGCGGTGGTGTCGCCGTAGCAGCCAAACTTGAGCGTTCCCTCGCTCCAGAACGCATCCGAGTTAGCCACCTCAAGAAGCTGATTCAGAACCTCGCGGCCAGTGGTTGTCTCGTCGTAGTTCCGCGAAACAAAGAGCCCATTCGCAGCGCAGTACGCATAGACTTGGCCGCCGCTCCCGATGCCATCGGCAGCGCTGGCCGGCGGTAGCCAAAGCGAACTGCCCGTCACTACAGCCTGAGACTCCAGCACCACGGCGCTCCACGTCGATCCCGTAAGCGGGCCAATCGGCGCATCCGACACTGTGAGGTTTGTTGAGTCGGGAATCGTCGCAATCGTGGTGGCCACGCCATTGATCGCCATTGCCTGCCCCACAGAGAGCGACGAGAATGACCCGCTGGTGGCGATCACACCGTACCCGCCGGAGCTACCGATGTTGCACGATCCGCCAATGGTCACCGGCACCACGGCCGTCCCGCTGCCGGGCGTCGACCAACCCAGTACACCAGTGAGCGGATTCGAGAGGATGTCGTTTATGACATCGGCGGGGTTGCAATCGACGATGGGCTGCTTTGCGGTCGGATCCCAGCCCTGCCACCCGCAGCGACCCTGGATTTCGAAGTTCAGGTTGGGAATGACGCCCGCCGAGCCCAGGTCAAACTCCCCACTGCCGATATATGCGGTCTCGGAGTACCCGAGCGCTTGGTTCTCGAAAGCAGGATTGTTGAGCAGGTAGTTCCATGCCGGTTGGCCCAGCGTGCCGGAAAACAGCACCAGGTTGAGATGCTCCATCGGCGAGCCCTGAGTGCTGTAGTTGTTGATCTGGTAGCCGTAAATCACGGCGATCTGCTTGCCGGAAGCCGCATCCGCCGACGAAAATCCGTAATGGGCGTAGCCGTCGCCAGATGGGCCGCCGACACCAGAGATCGTGTATTGGCCAGCGGCAGGGCTCGACGGCACCAACACCATCGGCGTCCATTGCGTGCGCGTGATCGTCACCGGGCCGGGCGACCCCGGATCGGTCGTAGTGATGGTCACCAAACCGTCATTGCGCACCACCGCAACGTTCGTGACCCACCAGTACGGCTTGCCAACGCCGCCGATCGAACTCGTGAAAGCCGTCACGCCAGAGCAGTAGTCTGTCTGATAGGCGAGGTTGAATTCGTCCTTGTCGCGCCAGATCGAATAGACACCCGATACCGGACCTTCGCCCAGCGCCATGAGCACGTTGGTGATGTAGTCGTACTGCTGAGTGCCGCCCTTACCCTTGTTTCCCTTGCCGCCGTTCACTGGGTTCGCAGCCCATCCACCTGTCCAGATCACGTTCGTCGACACCCGGCAGCGCCCGTAGGGCACAGCAATCGGGCGCCCGTAGAGAGACGTGGTGGCCTGATAGCCGAGGATCTTGCTCGATGGCGTGCTATTGGTCTTCGGTAGCATGGAATGGGCTAAAAATACGTACAGGGGAACCGAGCAAGGGCCACTCTTTCGCGCTGGCGATCTCCACCTGGGGATGCACGCCAACACCGCGGGCGTGAATCACGGTTGGCCAATCGATCACGATGGCAGAGTGTGAGAAGCAGCGGCTACGAGGCGGACGAAAGAGCGCGAGGTCTCCCGGCAGCGGTGGACCGTCGTCTACCGCTACCAGTTTGTCGCGCACCAGTTGAATGTACGGCTCACTGTCTGCCATCGCATGACACATGAAGTCGCGCGGCCAATGCGGTGGAAGGCTGGGCACACCCAGGCCGCAGGCTGCGTAGACGGCATAGGGGAATCGACCACAATCGACGCCCACACCTCTGATGCAGGCGTTCATGCGAAACCTCGTTCCAATCCAGGATCGGGCTTCTCGGATGACTAGTTGGCGAATTTCTTCCTGAGTTGCCATAATGCTAAACGCTCTGTTCCGGGGCCGGGATAAAGGGAAACCCCTTGCAGTGTGCTAGATTGCCGTAGGCACTGCACCGCGCAATCGACTTGTCGCAATCCGGCACAATCGTGAACGTGTCGCCGGCGGCTGGCGTGGATGGGAGCGGCGGCGCAGTTGTCACCACACCGAGGCCGCCCACGAGCGCATAGCTTTGCACCACCTGTGAGAGCCCAGCATTGGCGCCCGAGGTGAAACTGATAATCCCCTGCGAGAAGTAGCCGAGCGTGCCGAGCGATGGCGCCGGCGCGCCCTGGGCCAGCGAACCGATCTGCGTCCAATGCGCCGAACTTCCGCTGAATCCAGTGAAGCTCGCCTGCAACTGCTCATCGCCGGAGGCGGTCGCCACATAGACATTCCAGCCAGTTGCCGAAGATGGTGGAGAGGATGGCGCGGAGACGATCAGCAGCTTGTCGGTCGTACCGTTGGCTCCAGTCTGCGTGCTGCCGGTAACTGCGAGACTCGCTTCCGAGCTGGCCGCCGATTCCCCATTCGGGCCGGTGAAGGTCACCACGACGTAGTAAGTCTGCGAGGCGATGTTGATATCCAGGTTATCGCCAGTGGCACTCAACGCTGGGGCAGCGGTGGGCGCCGGAATCACGTCCGTCTGCGTCAGATTGGTCTTGATGACGGTAGTAGTTGAGCCCGCCTGCACCGCACCAGCCTGTGTCACGCCCGCCTTACTGAAGACACATCCGGCATCCCCGAACGTATGGGTACACCCGGTGAGGTATTGGTTCCGCGGCCACTCCGCCCCCAGTAGCGCGGTCGGATCTTTTACCGACAGAACCGCCATGGCGCGCGTGACCTTCTCAACCTCGGCCACCTGCCCGGTGAACCAGTTCAGAGTGCCGAGCGTCAAATCGAGCGGGAAGTAGGTCTGCGCCCACAGTCGGTCGACGTAGACGGTAGCACCCGCAAACATGCCCGAAGGGATAGCGGCCAGGATCGGCGTCGAGCCGATGGTCATTGTGGGGTTCGCGCGGATCGTCACCTTGACCTGCGATACCTCCAATTTGAGCGCTTGGGTGATCCGCGACCGATCCAGGTATGGTCCGGATGCCGAGTACGTCTGGCCAGCCACCCGCGTATTGCCGCCCACGCTACCGGCGCCGTAGATGCCCGTAGACGGAAAGCTGATCGGGATAGGCCAGGCGGCCCAGCGCAGCGTCACACCGGACTGCAGGTAGATGGTGTACAGGTCGATAACACAATACTCCCCACCCACACCAGCGGTGCATAGCCCGTCCAGGAACGATGCCAGTGCCGCCGAGCATTGGGTCTTCATTTGGTGCCCATTCCCCTTATTTCGAGCAGCGATACGTGATCTTCACCAGATCGCCAGGCCCAGGCGCGTTCCCTGCCGCAAACGTCACGACCAGCGTACCCGGGTCCATCGTGTAGTCCGCCCCGCCCTCCGCTGTCGATGTTTGCAGCAGTCCGTTACGGAATATGTCCGCCATCGCGCAACTCGCCTGGAATACCGGCATCGCAGATCCGGTGGGAATTACCTCCGGCAAAATCCACACCGAGTTGGGCGGCGCCGCGAAGGTGCCCGCCGGCCCTGGTGCGCCAATAGGTCCCGGAGGCCCGACAGGCCCGGCAGGCCCTTGCGTCACCGGCACGCTCACCACGTTGCCCGAGACGACAAATCCCGGCCCCAGTGTCGGGTAGGTCCAGGAATGTGCGTTCCATAATGGCAGTTGGTATCCGGAAGGGGCCTGCGCCACCAACGCGACTGCTGCCACCAATGCCACTGCGACTACTGCTAACTTCTTCATTTTTGATCTCCGTGTT